CATCGTCAATGAACAGGTCAGGGATAGACAGGTCTTGGAAGGCATCAACCATCGCACCGCCACTTCCCGCCCCATCCGAATATATCGCCTTGGTCTGGCCGTTAGGGACTGTGACCGTCGCGCCACTGCCCTGCTTAATGATGATGTTCTGTGATCCGCTAGTGGCGTTCTCAATCAGCCACAGCTTGCTTACGGTATTCGGGCCAATGGTTATAGTACAAGCAGAATCAAGGGTTCCAGTGTACTTGAGGAACAGACTCCTACCGGGATCAGTAGAACCATCAGCAATAGTAGTGGTATGAGTATCCGCATTAGTGGTTATTGCCTCTGTGCCGAATGAAAAGGCTTCAGCAACTAACGATAAATTTGTATTTGTGCTTGTGCCCCAAGTTCCGCTTTCGTCCCCGGTGGCGATCTCTTTGAGACGTAAATCGTTGGTGTAAACTGCCATTTTAAGCTACCTCTTCCCAATTTGGTGTTTGACTATCTGATACAGTAGACCAGCTTGGTGTTTGACTATCCGTAATGGTACTCCAATTTGCGGTCTGGTCATCATCTATTGGCCCCCAAACATTTACTGGAGTTATTTCTGCGGTGGCACTGACTCCGGTGGGCGTGGCGTTAGCCCCCGCTGTAGTCGATACCGTCCCAACAGACGCTGTTGCTGCAACGCCTGTAACGCTAACTTTGTTTTCTGTGCGTACTGAAATGACACCAAGCGCGGACGTTCCAACAACGCCTGTAGCTGCAACAACTGCCGCCGCATCAGTGGTAACGGAGCCAACCGATCCCGTTCCAGAAACGCCTGTGACAATGACTGTTCCCGAAGCGTCAACCGTGATTGTACCAACTGCGGACGTACCAGCATTGCCTGTGACACTTGTGCTAGCCGCTGCTGTAATGGTGACAGAACCGACACCGCCTGTCCCTGCAACTCCTGTAACGTCTGTGTTAGCCGCTGCCGCAACGGTAACTGAGCCAACCGCGCTTGTGCCAGAGACACCTGTAACTGAGGTGTTGGCCGCTCCTGATACTGATACGGAACCAACTGCCCCAGTCCCTGATACGCCTGTAGGAGTGACGTTTGCACCCGCTGTAACAGTAACTGAACCGACTGCGCTCGTACCTGCAACGCCTGTAACCGACGCATTAGCTGCTGCTGCAACGGTGACAGAACCGACTGCGCTCGTACCTGCAACGCCTGTAACCGACGTACTGGCATCTCCAGATACTGTGACTGTACCAACTGCTGAAGTGCCTGCGACACCCGTGACAAGGACTGGAGCCTCTTCGCTCCATGCGCCCTCACCCCAAGTGCCTCTACCCCAGCCAGTAACATTCGCCACACGTTAAATCCTATGCGATGCGAATGATCGCGTTAGATGCGTCAGCGGTTGGAAACTGAATAGTAAAATCACCTGCCGTGCTGGTCTTATCGCCACCAAAGTCAAGCGCACAAACTGCTGGGTCGCCAGAGGCAGAATCATTGAATATGAGTGCCCCTCTCGCGGTTACTGTTGCATTTGAGAACGTCAAGTTGGCAAAATCCGTAAAGGCTGTAGTGCCTGATGTGGTCGGGTCTACACGAGTGAGAGCTGCGCCCTTTGCTGTATAGTTTGTTCCGCTTACTTCGTTTGATGTTGTGTACGCTGTTGTACCTGCGCCCAAGCTGGCGCTGCTTGTATACAACGCAAGATTAAACGTGCTGCCACCAGAGTTCTTAAAGTTATGGACTGCTTCCATAAGTTCTTGTTTGAAACTGGTGCATAGTGCTGTCGTGATAGCCATTATAGCCTCCTGATTATATTAGCCATTTCACTCTGGCCTTGTTTTTCCAACTCACCTATAAGAGTGGTTCGGTCACTCTTAATAGCTTCCTTAATGTAGTACAAAGCCGCTGATTTTACTGCTTCTTTGAACGCTTTGGCTTGTTCAGCAATAACCGGATTACAGTCACTACCTACGCTAACAACTCGGTCTGATATAGCCTGTGCCCAAAATTCTGGGTCGTGCCCTCTGTTAACAGTGGTGGCTACAGAAACCGCGCCTACTTCACCAAAAAACATGTTACGTGACTACCTGTCTATATTGCCCATCTCTATAGGTATCACTACGTAACTTACCGTCACCCAACACTTTAAGAAGAGTAATAGACTGCCCAAACATTTTGTCATACATCGCGACTAGATCAGGTTCGCCTTTCATAAAGCGTAGAGCTTCTACTAAAGAACCATTTAACAGCGCAGAGTCAAAATTTTCACCAAGCCAAGGCAACGTGCTAGCAGTAACAATAGACTCTGGGTAATACCCATAGTGCAGTTCTACAGTTAAGTTAGCGCTAGGAGTAGGGCCAAGAATAAATCGTTCGTCGTTAAAATTAGCGTAGTGCTTGGGAGTGCCCGTAGACGTTGGAGTGGGGTATGCCTCACGAATAAAGTTAACGTCTTTGTTTAGCAAAAAATCAAACGACCCATCAGTATTAATTACCGCCAAACTGTATGTGTACAAATAATCGGTGGGCACTTCTAAGTATTTGTTGCCCGACGTTATAGTCCCAGACACATTTTTGCGAAGCGCAGGGAATTGAACAGTGTTATATATAAACTGTTCTGTCTGTTGCACAAACAAGGCAAGCTCGTCACTTGTAAATGTAGACTCACAAATGTCCTGTATGTTTGCCGTTAACTGTGAGTAAGTCATACTCATGTGTTATGCCATCGGCCCTCTTGCCATCGTGCCTTTTGTAGCCGCGCCTGTACCACGTACTTTAATGCCTGTGGTTTTGACACCTTTCATGTTTGGTTTAGGAGCGTCTTTTACCGGCTTTACTGTGCTTAAATTTTTCATAAGGTCACCTAAGTTGTTGTTACCGTTACTGTACCTACTTCCCCTGTAGCAACAAGGTTACTAGGAGTTAAATTAAAAGGATCATTACCTGTACCTACAGGGTTCCAACCCCATTGTATTCCTCTGCTGCTGTTGTCTCCTGATGGCCCCAAACTTCTATCAGGTCTTGGATTACGTATAGCTTGCGGGTCATTAACAGGAAACTCACCTAACTTGAGTTGTGGCTGGTCAGGATTCCAACACTCAGGACACGCTTTGAGGTTGGTATCTTGTCCTTTCCGTACTAAGTTTTTAAGTTCCCGCAGCTTGTACTGAAACCCACAAATATCGCACTCTGCAATAGCGCGTTTTGTAGAAGCAAAACGATTAGACATAACTTATTTTGGGTACAAAACGCGCTGGTGTTTTAACTCTATCTTCTTCTGCGGCAAGCCTAAACTGTTCCTCATAAATATCTTTAAGCAAGGGGATACGCGGGGCTAAATCTGGGTCTTTCATAGCTATGTAATACGCCAGACCCGCCACGAGACATGGTAAGAACCTAAAGTTCATATCAGCGGTCTCTATGCCACTACCGGCGTCCTGTACCCTACGCATACGGTAGTATTTGAATATATAAGTGTCATCTTTATCTGGCACCGGCCATACATTTATAGTCGGGTTGTCACGCAATCGCTCTATCCAAACTTGAATCGGCCTACCTTGAGTTAGCTTGTTTGGTATAGACGCATATGTACTGACACTTATGCGACTGATGGTTAAGTCAGACTGTGTGGCAGTGTCACCGCTATTTGTGCGTATGACTTGCTCTAGCAGGTCAATGGTGTCGGCGGGTAAGTTGTACTCTGACGTGCCTTTAACAAGTGACACAGTGCCCTCGTCAATAGTCCACAAATTAATCCCACGATTCTGCCACTCTATGGTCAGCAGATTCATAGACCTACGTGCTGTGCGAAGATCATACCCAGAACGCATTTCACGGCCCGCACGCTCCCACGCCTCTTCAGCGATTTCCGTGAAGTCCATATCAAATGCTGTTGTTCCAGAGGTAGCCATTTACTTCTTCTTAGCTGTAGCTTTTTTAGCTGGAACCTTTTTAGGAGCTGCTTCTTTCTTAGGTGCCGCTTCTTTTTTAGGCGCAGGCTGTAGTTCAGCTAACGCTGCATTTGCCTCTTCTTCGCTCATCAAGCTAGCGTTAACAACAGCATAAGTGCCGTCTTCGTTTTTACTACCAACTTGAAATACGGGCCTACCATCAGAAAAACTACCGTTCTGAAAAACCTCTAACTTACCCATTCTTAGTACCTCTTACGTACAGAGTTTTCTTTCTACGGTTGCTCATTACAGCCCCGCAACCTTTATGATTTTCACGAATCATACCACCTGCTTTTGCAGTTCTTACCTTCGCCTTTGGCGTGTTCGATACTACCGTTTTGCCTGTTGCCCCAGCCTTTTTCTTTTTACGCGCTGTGGTAGCACGTTCAGACTGACTCAATGACTGCGCCTTAGATCTTGGCAAACAACGATCTGGGTTCTTCTTATCTTTTGACGTACCGCATGGCCCCTTGATCTTGCCATCGGTGCCGATACGAACCCACTGTTGGTTACGCCATTGTTTTAATTGTCCCATATACCTAGTCCCAAGCCTCTAGGCCCATACTCTTGTTGATGACTGTATTGCCACCAGCCGCCGTATAGCCCCCAGCAAGCGCCTCACGCAGTCCTTGCTCGGTAACATCATAAGAAACAGGCTTTGCCAACAAGTCAAAATCTTCTTCCCAGTTGTCTACTGTCTGATCTATTACACTACTTGTAAGTGTACTATCTTCCGCTAGGTCAAGTTTTATGTTGTCAATAAACCATGTCTTGAGTTTAGCAAGGTCAGCGTCGTCGTCCGCAAACAACGTGCCGTATTTAGTACCTGTCTGCACCCGATATACGTCCATTACTTCTTCTTTTTCTTGCTGCCTTTGGCGTAGCTAGGGTCTTTGCAATACTTAGATGCGGCCATGTTTGCATAAGCAGACGGGTAGGTATCAAAGGTGCGTTTAGCCCACGCCTTACCAGAAGGGCATATCTTGCCCCCTGATTTAACCTTCCCGCCTTTCTTATAGTAGTGCCTCACCGCATCTTCACTGGACGTACACCCTTACGAGCTATACCAGCACCGCGAACCTTACCACCTTTGGCGTAGCCCTTAGACTTCATACCACCTTTGGCGTAGCCCTTGGTCTTCATAGCGCCGCCAGTTTTCTTCTTAACAACGCCTCTGCCCATCAAGATGTCTTTCTGCGTAACCTTCCCATCTTTGTTTAGATCTGGAAACTTACCACCCTTCGCCATGCCTTTGGCTTTCATCTTGCCACCAGCTTTCATACCTTTAGCCTTCATTTTAGAGGTCATCTTGCCACCAGCTTTCATACCCTTGGCTTTCATTTTAGATTTCATCATGCCGCCTCCTGCTTTTTTGACCGCTTTCTTTTTCGGTGGACGCTTACCGTCGTTCTTGTCCATATAGTTCAGATACTGGCGTAAGCTCATACCCGTATTAGTCAACTGCTCTTTGGTAACATTAGCTTTTTTCTCAGCACCTTTGTAATCAATACCCACGTTACGACCACCCTTGCCTGT